GAAGATGCAATTAACTTCTGCTGGGAGATTCCAAATTTATGCCCTATCGGTGCAGTATCATTCCAGAGGTTATTCAATACTGCTGTAGGTAGAATTCTAAGTGATACAATTAAAAAGGATATCGTGATGGATGGAGACGATATTATGGTTGTAGATAGTTTTAAGGGTAGTGATGGTGAGGTAAGAGACGAGGGTAAGGTGAGTGTTTCAATTACTTATAGTAGAGAAAATGTAGCTCTCGGTCACACAGGTATTAACGTTAATGCAGGTAATAAGGCTCCAGGATTTGCTTATTCATCTAATTTAGATGATATTACTGTCGAATCCTTTATGAATAGTGTTATTACATATTTTAATGATGAAGTAAAGGATCAGTTTGTTGCTACGACAAAGATTATTGTATGAATTTCTTCCAAATTCAGAATAAACTCTTTTACTCAAAAAAAGATGATGCCGGCTTTCTAGATCAAGAGGGTGAGTCTGCGTTTGTTCCTTTTTTACTAAACAGATGGCTATCCTTCTATAGTAAAGACACCCCTCATTTTGTTAATGAGACACTAAACAAATATACAGGTCTGTTTGAAGATAAACAACAACTTTATAGATTATATTATAACCTAATACCTAGACTTAAGTTTAAGAGGGTTAAATATATTAAAAAAATAAAAAAGGAAAAAGAAGAAGATGCAGATTTGTTTATTATTGCTAAAAATAAAAACTTATCAGTAAGAGAGCTTAAACAGTATGTTGATTTTTACGGTGTACAAAATAAATAGGTTATATGCCAGCAAATATTGATCAGTTAGCACCTTCGCGTAGTTTAATTGACTTAACAAAACATAGTGATGGAAATTTTGGAATTGAAGGTCTAGAATTAACACAAATTTTTGATGATATTCTACTTGTTGAATATATTGACGAAACTGATGACGGTGAAGTTATAAGAAATGGTATTGTTGTACCTACAAATGCACTAAATAGTGCTTGGCGTAAAGCCAAGGTTATACTAGTCGGTCCAAACGTAAAATTTACTAAAAAGGGTGATATTGTGATATTTCCTAACAATCTTGGCGTTACAGTGTCAAATATTGACGTAGTTGGTAGGGGTAATATTAAGGGTGGTATATTTTTAAACGAAGATAGGGTATTTGGAATATGTAAGCCAAAGGATGAGAGTTAGCCGTACAGCACTTAACGGTATACTTTTAAATAACGTATGCGAAATTAGATTTGTGCGTCGGATTCCTAAACCTGGCTATCCCGCCACAAGACGTATGTTTTGTACTAAATCTCACTCTTTACTAGCATCAACAAACGGTAGAGTTACACTAAACTATAAACAACCTATAAAACCTCCTATTATTAATGAAGCGAAAGAGAATGTAGTCGTAGTGTGGGATATTTTATTGCAAGGTTATAGAAATGTAAGCATGGATCAGTGTGATTTAATTCAACAACTGCCAGCAAACGAAGAATTCTGGACGTACTTTAATGAAAATATATACCCTATGTCGGGTGAGCAAAAATTTAACTTTATGAATACATGAACACCTGTCTAGAACAAGTTGCAGAAAAATTTAAACCGTTTTTACTAAAAGAAATAGTAATAAAAACGGATAAAAAAATATTAAGAAAGGGTACTTTAAGAATCTTTCAACTAAAACAATATTTTATAAAGCTATTTATTGAAGTAGGTGATAAGACGAGGCAGTATGAAATACCATACCCTTTCGATATTCATGAGTCAAAAGACATGTTAACACTCAATTACCACCTCTCAACTATAATGAAAGATGAGGAGGTTATACTCCAGACAAAACTTCTCGACGTTACTGGAAAATCAAAGATATATAATAACTTAGTTTATATCTTGCCTTCTTAAACACATCGGTTATAATTAAGTTGTGGTATCAAACTTACTTAATAAATTTCCAGAAGGTTATAGTCCTAATAAACAGCAAGTTAAATTGCTGAAGAGCATAGATGAGGCTTTTGATAGTGGATATAAGTTTGTAGTTTGTAATGCACCAACAGGCTCAGGTAAGTCTTTTGTTTCGAAGACTGTCAGTAATACCGCAGAAGACTGTACTGATGAGTTCCGTGATGCAATTACATCATATGCTGCATATAGAAACGCAGATGAGAGTGAACATGTAGAACCGTTTGGTTGTACTGCTTTAACTATAACAAAAAGCCTGCAGGATCAATATAAGGAGTTATTTAAAGATACAGAAGTATTAAAAGGTAAATCAAATTATAAATGCGCAGTTGATGAAGATTTTACTGTAGATGTTGCGCCATGTCTACACTTACCAAGTCTTAAGACGGATTGCTGGGCTAAGCATAAATGCCCTTATTATGAGCAACGAAATAGAGCTCTTACATCACGGTTTAACGCTCTTAACTATAATATGTTTTTTGCTTTACCAGAACATCTAAAAAAGAGGCAGTTTATAATTTGTGATGAGGCTTCGGAATTAGAAGATCAGCTTGTAAAGGAATTTACATGTAAGATAGAATATAGCTTCTTACGTAAATGTAATATTAACGTTAGACCGTTTATATCTACACAATCCCATGAAAGGTGGCTTACTAATATATTGGTTGAAATAAACGACGCCGTAAAAGATTTAGAAGACGATATCAGTTCAAACAAAAAAGCTAAGCCTGTTGTTATAATGGCAATTAAAGGTAAGATGTTACAGCTGGTTAATCTGCAGAGAAAACTCGAGCTTATAATTGATACATGGATGGATAGTGAATACGTCCACGAAAAAGATATTACCGGTGTTACTTTTATGCCACTAAAGGTTAATAAACTTTCACATAGACTCTTTGACTACGCAGATAAGGTAATTTTAATGTCTGCTACAATTATTGACCCAAATAATTTTTGTAAGTCATTAGGTATTGATAGGTTCAAATATGTAGAAGCTGAATCATCTTTTGATCCTGAAAATGCACCTATTGTTTGCAATACAAAGTATAAATTAAATTATTATACAATGAAGTCAAATCTTCCAAAGATTGCGAAGCAGATAAAAGCGTTATGCGAGCACCATGGTAATGATAAAGGTATTATACATACACATAATAATACTATTACAAAGGAACTAACGAACACTTTATCAGGCAAGCGTTACTTGTTTAGAGAGCCTGGTGTTAAAAATGAAGACATACTTGAAACACATTATAACACAGACGACCCTACTGTCCTCATATCACCGTCTATGTCACACGGTGTTGATCTGAAAGGTGATCTAGCTCGGTTTCAAATTATAGTTAAGGCGCCGTTCTTACCAACTCGTGACGTGAGGATAGAGCGGTTAATGAAAGACGACTTTGACTGGTATCAAAATAAGATGCTATGTTCGTTAATACAATCCTGCGGCCGAGGTATCAGATCAAAGGATGATCACTGCATCACATATATCTTAGACGGTACCATAGCACACAATATTGTTAAAACCAAGCATAAACTACCAAAATACTTTATTGATCGGTTTGTCTAGATTAAATATATTCACTAGTGAAAAAGTACACATATAACTTTGAGATTAAAGATCTCCTAACACAATTTGTTGCCGCATTTGACGACACCGTCATTAAACGGTTTAATAACCAGCGTAGTGAGAGACAGAAGATTCAGGTCAGATACGTATTTGCTCCAAAGCAGCGCGTTATATATGATATCATAAATAAGGCACAAAACATAACTCTACCGGTTGTAACTATAGATCTTACTTCTGTTAGCTATGATAGCTCCCGCGCCTTCAATAAGGTTAATAAAATACACACATATCTAACAGAAGATAAAAGTGTCTCAATGCCGATGCCTACACCCATTAACTTAACAGTTAATATGTCTATTTTAGGTAAGTATATGCAAGACGTAGAGCAAATTATTACAAACTTTGCTCCTTATACAAACCCGTATATTATACTTGCGTGGAAAGAGCCATCAACTGTTGAGAATCCTATTGAAATTAGGACAGAAGTTTTATGGGATGAGAATATATCTATTAACTGCCCGACAGAGACTACATATAGTGATAAGTTTAGAATTGTAGCTGATACATCCTTTACTATAAAGGGTTGGCTGTTTAAAGGTGAAAACGTAGAAGACAGCCCAATTTACTTTATTGAGAATAACTTTATCGCGTTGGATTCTAACTGGAACTTACAGCAACCGGTCTCTGCTATAGATTATGAAAATTTCTATGATCAATTTAAGACCGGAGCAGACATTGATCTGTATGTCGATTCATTCCGTCTTTCAGGTACACCTGCTATTGATACTGTCTATTATAATAGTGAAGGTCGTTTGATTGAAGTTACGACTAATACACCGGTTAAGCTAAATAAGCAGACCAATATAAATAACTTTACAATTATAGGTGATAACTATAATCAGACAACAGCTGTCTTATTAAGCTCAGATAACTCTACTCTTATAAATAATTTTACAGCTTTTGACACAACATATACAGGCCCAGTAACAGGGTTTATTTTACCAACTGAGTATTATACTGTATTATCAAACAACACTCTTAATATAACAATGCCGGAGCTCTCAGCAGCTGGTAATATAGATATTATAATTAACAACCCTGCAGGTTGGACATCCACTAGAACAATAAGTGGGTTTTACATGATCGCAGAATAAATAAAGAAAAAATGGCTAGCACAACACCAAATTCCAATAGAACCGTTTTATCAAAAGACGGTCGGGCTTCTACATTCGGAAGAAGTCTCACACAATATATCCAAAACAGGTTACCTTATTCAAGTATAACGGGTGGTGATGATAGTCTAAATCCAAAATATAAGCACTTTCGTAAAACCGGTACAAGGCGATCAGAAGCACTAACAAAAACATCTGTATCATCTTCAAACCCGTATAATAATCTACCTATAGGTGATTTCGGTAAAGATACATCCTTTGCAGATATTATGTATGCAAGTCTAGATGAAAACAAGCCTGGTCGCCTGCGTGATTACCGTACCATGGCTGCATACTCTGAAGTCGCAGATGCATTAGATGAGATTTGTGATGAAACTATTAATATTGACGCAGATGGTCAGGTAGCAAAGATTTTGTTTGATAATATTGACCTTACTGTGGATGAAAGAGGTGACATAGAGAACGAGTTTGCAAAATTTATTGACTACTTCGATCTTAAGCAAAAAGGTTGGCAGTACTTTAGACAGTTGTTAGTTGAAGGTGAGGTTTTCTTTGAATTAATATTACACGAAGAATATACTAATGAAGGTATTCTTGGAGCAATCAACTTACCAGCAGAAATTATTGAGCCTGTTTATAATAACATACAAAACATGCTAGTAAAAGGTTATATTTACCGTAAGCCAATATACAGTGAGACAAACCCAGGTAAGATCGAAGATGAAGAGTTGGTACCAATGGATGTAAATCAGGTTGTATGTATCAGTTCCGGAACCTTTAATGAGACAAAAGAATTTGTTATACCGTTTCTTGAAAACGCAAGAAGGCCTTATAGGCAGTTATCCCTTGTTGAGGATGCTATTATAATCTATCGTTTAGTAAGGGCTCCAGAAAGACTCGTTTTTAACGTTGATGTAGGTAATATGGCACCACCTAAGGCTGAAGCCTACTTAAGAAAGTTAATACAAAGTTATTGGTCAAGAAAAACGTTTGACCTCGATCAAAACGACGTTGTCAAAAAGTTTAACCCACAATCAATGCTCGATGCTTTTTGGTTTGCAAAGCGACAAGGCTCAGAAGGTACTTCTGTCGATCAACTTCAAGGAGGTGCTAATCTCGGTGAGCTGCAAGATCTAATGTACTTTATTAAGAAGCTATATAGAGCTTTAAAGGTACCCGCTCTTAGAATTGACCCTGCCGATCAAACTGTTGATGCATCTGTTATTTTAAAAGAAGAATTAAAATTTGCAAAATTTATTATAAGACAGCAACATAAATTTGCTGCTGGTCTAAAGAGAGGCTTTATTACACATCTAAAGTTTAGAAATATGTGGGATAAATATGATCTCAATGAAATGAATCTTGATGTTGAATTTAACGTACCAACAAACTACTTTGAAATCAGAGAGAATCAGAGACTAGAGCTTAAAGCGAACAACTTTAATAATCTTGCATCAAGTGAGTTTATCTCAACAACATTTGCACAAAAGAAATACCTCGGCTGGAAAGATAAAGATGTCTTAGCTAATAGAGAGTTCTTAAGAAAAGACGCAGAGATGCAATGGGAACTAGCACAAATTCAAGCTGTTGGACCTAACTGGAAAGAGCAGATGATAGCAGGTACCATCGCTGGTGGTGAGGGTGTTGAAGGTGATATGGGTGATACCGGCACCACGGCGGGTGGTATTCCGGAATTTGGAGGTGGTCCAGCCGCTGAGGCTGATGTTGATACAGATATCGAAGCGACAGCTACAGACGATGTTACACCACCAGATGCAGCGGTTTAAGTTGTTTAAACTCCGACCTCCCAGACCAAAACTAACTTTGACCCACTATCTAAGATCTGAATAAGAGTACCGGTACCAACGGTCGTATTAATAAATTCGGTAAAGTATTCTGTTGTCATACCGCCAGTAACCGCCGGAACTATAGTTGTTGCATAAGCCATGTAACTATTTATTCATATAAATGTTATTTTTATATATTTTTTTAATACAATATACTACCTGACTAAATATATACATGGCTGATGTATGTAAGGATAATGCTTGTGAAATAACACCACTATCTGCTTTTTTATCTACCAATCTTAATAATAAGATTGAGACGTATGGTAGGTTAGGTGATAGAGTTAAGAGAGGTTTAGGTTATCCGCTTGTATCTCTAGAAATACATCCTGACCAACTGAATGAAAATATTCAGATTGCTGTCGAGTACTTTACAAAGTATGCAGGTTATACAAAGGAGTTTTTAATATTTGACTCCAATCTTTATGAAAGGGGTAAAGGTGTAAGGTTAGACCTCCTTTATACTTTAGCAAACTCTAACTTAGATACAGCGGCTAAAAAGGTAAAGGGTGAAAATCCTATCGGGCCAGGTCCAGAGTATTATGCCGATACACCAGAAACAATATTTGTCGCGACATCGTCTATAGACAGTTCTTTCTTTACTACATCATCAGCACTATCTTCACAACTTAAGGAAGGTATAGAAAGCTTCGAGATTGTAGATAAAGATTTATATAGCACCATTACAACATTCAATTCTTCACTATCAGATTCTTTTAGAGAAAATACGAGAAAAACACTCACACTTGAAGGTCAAAATGATGACGCTACCACATATCAAGTAATGTATGATTATGATGTTATGGATTATAGAAGAGTTGTTGAGGTGACGGATTTTGAAGAAGGGTCATCTAACGGTGTTAATACTTTGTTTACTTTAGAGCAAACTCTAGCACAACAAACTTACTTCTCTTATGCAATGGGTAACTTTGGGTTCGATCTCGTATCATGGTATACAATGAAGGAGTTTATAGATACGAGGGAGAAGATGCTCGCCTTAAGAAAGGATATAAAGTTTGACCCTCGTACACAATATATGCAACTGTATCCGCAGCCAAAGAATAGATACTATGGTGTTGTTTCTTGCGTTGTAGAGAGACCGATAAGAGATGTTATCAAAGAACAGTGGGTATATGAATACGTTACCGCATTATCTATGATAACGATTGGTATGGTAAGAGGTAAGTTCTCTGGCGTTAGTTTAATTGGCGGTGGTTCACTTAACTATGAGCTCCTTAACGAAGGTTATCAACGTAAGAAGGACTTAGAAGAAAAATTACTTACTGGAGCCTCACCTGGCTTCGGTGACGCTGATCCTGTTGACTTCATTGTAGGTTAATGTCATCAAAAAGATACAGACAGGGTATATTTAAACCAAAAAACCATACAAAGTTTATTGGAGATAAGGCTGTATATAGATCTGGCCTAGAACTAAAGTTTTTTAGGTTTTGTGATGATAATAACAATGTATTAAAGTGGTCTAGTGAGGATATTGTAGTTCCGTACATAAGCCCAGTAGATGGTCGCATGCATAGATACTTCGTTGATAATTTTATTGTTATTAAAGAGGGTGATGTAGTTAAAAAATATCTCGTTGAAATCAAGCCATATAGGCAGACTAAACCACCGGCAACAAAATATAAAAAACGCCAACATTTATTATATGAGCAAAAGCAGTGGGCTGTAAACACGAGTAAATGGAAGAGTGCTCGACAGTATGCAAAGAAACAAGGTTGGGAGTTTATACTGATTACAGAAAAAGACCTTAAATAACGAGTTTTTTAAGGAACCCGGACTAAATAATTGTATGGCTTTGAAACTTAACCTAGTTTGTGAAAATCCAGACTCTATAGAAGAGTTTGAAATTATAGAAGAAGAGACTAATAAAGATTCACCTTCTAACCTTTATATTAAAGGTCCTTATATGATGGCAGAAGGTGTTAATAAAAATAACAGACTTTACCCTCTTAACGAGCTTGAGAGGGAAGTACAACGTTATAATGAAGAGATGATACAGCCAGGTAGAGCAATGGGAGAGCTTAATCACCCATCATCAGCTGATGTTGATCTAGAAAGAGCATGCCATATGATTACTGAACTCTCGCAAGACGGTAATGTTTTTTATGGTAAGTCTAAAGTATTAACTACACCATGTGGGCAAATTGTTAGATCACTTATTAATGATGGTGTAAAGGTTGGTATGTCATCAAGAGCTCTTGGTACTCTAGAAGAAGGCTCAACACATAACACAGTAAAGAACCTTAAGCTGGTTGCTGTTGATTGTGTTGCTGATCCATCTTACCCAAGTGCCTTTGTTAATGGTATTCTTGAATCAAAGCAGTGGGTGCTAGCAGATGACGGAAAATATGAAGAGATATATGATAGTTTTGAGAAATCTATTTCCAAGCTACCGAGTAAAGAGATCGATAAGTATCTTTTAGAAAGAATTATGTCGTTTATTAACCAACTGTAGTATAAATAAATAATATGTCAGAAGATACGAAAAAAGCAGAGATTAATACAAAGCAACAGATAAATAAATTTATCTCAAGTGTTTCTGATAAAAATTATGCCTCTGCACATAAATATTTACAAAGCGTCATTGAGGATAAGGTATTAACCCGTATTAACAAGGCGACTGAAAAACCACTTTTCTAATTATGAGCAAAGACAACCTATTACCAGAAAGCGTTAAAGCAGTACTTACTGAAGAGTCAGTACTATCTATCGAAGAAGCAATTAAAGATAAACTTACCTTATCTGTTGAAGCGGCACTTACATCACAAGATGAGCTTTACTCAGAGAAGTTACAAGAGCTTATCCAAGCTATCGACAAAGACCATACTACTAAGCTTAAGCGAATCGTAGAAGCAGTTGATAAAAACAACGCTAAGAAGCTGATCACAGTTATTAAGAAGTATGAGGGTGAGGTTAATAACGATGCAAGTAAATTCAAAAACACACTTGTTGAGTCTATTTCGGATTATATTGAAGAGTATATCCAAGAAGCAGTTCCAACTGAAGCCATTTTAGAAGCTACTCAAAACAGAACAGCAATGGAAGTTCTTAAGAATCTACGCAAGGTACTCGCCGTTGACTCTTCACTCATGAGTGAGTCTGTTAAAGAAGCAGTTGTTGACGGTAAGACACAAATTGATATGCTTAGTAATAAGCTAGCAGAGCTTGAGAAAGAAAATGCCACTATTAAAGAGGCATACGCCAATACTAAAGTGAGTCTTATGCTTGAGAGCAAGACGTCTAAGCTACCAGCTAAGAAAGCTGAGTATATGCGTAAAGTGCTAAGCGATAAGACACCTGAATTTATTGAAGAAAATTTTGAATATACTGCAAGACTGTTTGACAAAAAAGAGTCAGAACGTGTCAGTGTAATTAAAGAAGAGGCTTTTGCAACAAGAAAAGTAAAAGCTGATGCTCCTGTAGTAGTACAGGAAAAGAAAGAGATTTCCAATCCGTATTTAGACGAACTAAATCGGATGAAGTAATTTTCTCCTGGTAGAATGAGGCATTAGGTGCCTGAATAACATAAGTTAGTTTTATACTACTCTTATGAAGGTCGAAAAAATAGAAAGAAACGAAATTATATGAATAAACCACAATCATTTATTGATAAGAATAGAGCCGACACTCTCCTAGAGAAGTGGGCACCTGTTCTTGATTATTCTTCCGATTCGGTTAAGACAATTAGTAATGACACAACTCGTCTGAACACTGCTATCCTCTTGGAAAACCAAGAGAAGTGGTGTCTGGAAGAGGCTAACACTTCTGGTGGTGCCCTTGGTGGCTCCAGCGGATTTGCCGGCGGTGATGTTGGCAACGGTGACAATTATGCCACAGGTGACCAACGCCTTCCTAAAGTTCTTATCCCGATGATTCGTCGTACTTTCCCTGAGCTCATTTCCAACGAAATCGTTGGTGTTCAGCCTATGTCTGGTCCCGTTGGACTTGCATTTGCACTCCGCTACGCATACAATACCGACGCACTCGGTACTGGTATCGATGGTAAGTCTACTCCTGTAGGCTCACCAAACAACGTAGGTGGTGCTAAAGATGCACTTTATGACGGTACCCTTACACAGGGTGACACTACTAACGAACTTGGCTATCAAATGCTTGACACTCGCTTCACTGGTGCATCTTCTGCTGCACTTTCTGGTGGAGTTGATGAGTTTGCATTTGCTGATCAAGATGCTGGTGTTGCACAGATTCTCGAAAACTTCGAGATCACTGGTAACATCCCACAAGTTGAAGTAAAGTTTGAGAAGACAGCCGTTGAAGCTGGTACCCGTCGTTTGGGTGCTCGTTGGTCTGTTGAACTCGAGCAAGACCTCAAGAACATGAACGGTATCGATGTCGATGCTGAGATCACGAATGCTATGTCATACGAGATCCAAGCTGAAATTGACCGTGAAATGCTCATGAGAATGATTCAATCCGCTTTGAATGCTGGCAACGGTGCCGGTTATTCAGTATGGTCGCCTGCTTCTGCAGACGGTCGCTGGTTGGTTGAACGCAACAGGGATTTTTACCAACGTCTTATCATCGAAGCTAACCGTATTGCCGTACGTAACAGACGTGGCGCTGCTAACTTTATTGTTGCAACGCCTAAAGTTTGCGCCATCCTTGAGATGCTCCCTGAATTCCAGTGGGTACCTGTACAGGGCGACGTAAGCACACAGCCTGTTGGTATTGCTAAGGT